TATCTAAAATATGCCTCGCCGGAGTTTATGAAAACCTATCGAAAGCACCCTCTTAAATTGGTGTTCGATACGGTGCCTACTGATAGCATGCTAGCTTGTGTCTCTTTATTTGATGCGGTAACTCCCAATGCCTAAAACCATTGTCCACGTTAACCAGCACGTGATAAAATCTAATCGTAAGCACGATAAGATAGATCCGGTTTTGACCGTCAAAACCTATAAAACAAATGACTATGCACATGAGGTAGAAATAGAGGGACCGTGCCGGATCATATACCGCCCGGACAAACCTCTATCTTGTGGGGCGCACGTTTGGATCGAAACAAAAAGCGCTGTTAAAACCATCCAAAAATAAAACTTAGGCCCGGGCTTGACCCGGGCTTTTCTTTTTGGCATAAGGTATGGGAGTTAACCCATACACAGGAGAAAACACTATGTTAAATTGTACTGAAACTAGCCGCGCAAAGAAAACCGCAGGCCTTGCCGTCACATATAGGGCCGCCCCTGGCAACATGTACGGAACGTGTCCCAATAGTTGCACCCTTAAACCTAACGTAACCACGGGCAATAAAATAGACCGGGAATATGAGAAGGCCGTTCGGGAGAGCGTACCGAAAAATGGCGTCGCTTTTTTGTTCACGCATTTTATGCCCGACTTTTGGGCCGAGAAAAACACTGGCGACAAAAACCAGTGTGTTTTTAATTATTCCGCCGTAACGCCAAATATGGCCGCTAATGCTATGTCTTTTGGCACCGCCGCCGTAACAGTGGTGCAACATGATTATTGGGATAGATACCGCAACAAAAATAAAAAGACATTGCAGGCGGATTGTGGCACCCGGGGCGTCCGGTGCCCGGATGAAACCACCGGCATAGGTTGCGCCCGGTGCGGTAATGGCAAACCCCTATGTGCCCGCCCCAACCGCGATTATTTTATTGTCTTTACAGCGCACGGCCCCAGTAAGAAATTAGCGGGCGAAAATGCAACGCCCGGCGGATGCTATGCTGGCATGGGAAACGTGGCTATTCACTGGCGCAATTTATCGAAACGAAACACGCCCGAAATATCAGACGCAGAAAAGCACCGGGCCTTTGTTAAGACGTTGCGCCCTGGCTCTATATTGCGGCCACATATTGCGGGAGATATCGGCCTGCAAAAATAGCGCTTGCATAATATGCGCTATTATGAGATAACGACCTCAGGCAATAACGCCTTTAATTTTTATCAATGGAGAAAACTAAAATGGGACACGAACTAGCAACACAATTAGACGGACGAATTGCGATGGCCTACCGGGAGAGAGACGCCCTCCCCTGGCATGCTGGAGAAACCAACCCGCAAATAATCCCAACCGGCGCACCTATTGAGCAATGGGGAATTGAGGCCGGTCTTAACTACCGGGTGCAAGTAACCCCAAACCACCGCGCCGATGGAACGCCAATTGATGAGAGTTATTATATTGAGCGTACCGACAACGGCCACATAACCGGCCCGTATATCGCCGGGGCATGGCAACCCGTCCAGAATAGCACCATCCTGAAATTGGCGGATAGTATCCGAGACCGCTATGGTTACGACATCATAACAGCGGGCGCGTTATTTGACGGCGCGAAAGCATGGGTTCAATTAGAAACTAACCTGCGCCAAGATATCGGCGACGGTGACGAAGTAACCAGCCGCCCCACCCTCTCGGTGGCACATACCGGGAAAGACGCTAATACCTTTATCTCGGGGAATCTTCGCGTTGTTTGCAATAACACCTTTACAATGGCCATGGAGGCCGGGGAAGTGTTCCGGCATGATCACCGGGTGGCTTTTGACCCGGAGGCCGTGGAGACCGCCCTCGGATTAAATGCGGATAATTTCGGGGCGTTTTGTTCAGTAGCAAAAGAGATGGCGGCCCGGGCCCTATCCGATCAAGAGGCCCTGGAATATTTCCAACGCGTGTTAGGTGGGAAAGAAAAGCAAGACGGGGACAAATTGCGCCGCCCCGAGGGCGTCCGAAAAGCCTTCGCATACTATCGTGGCCAGGACTTCGTGGCCGTAGGAAAAGAAGACGAGAGCGAGATGGCCCGTTACATTTCAGACCGCCTGGACAAAATAGCTAGCGCGGCGGCCCAAGGCTTGGAGCTTCCGGCGGACGTCACACACGCCCCGTCCGAGGGTATCAATCCGGGTTACAATCTAGCGACGGCAGACCGGACGTTATGGGGCGCGTTTAATACCGTCACATGGCTTGCCGATCAGCGGCCCATCAAGAACCGGGGCACCGACCATGCCATAGCGTCACACCTATTCGGTGACGGCACCGGCGGAACCCAGAAGGCAAAGGCGCATAAAGTAGCCCTGGAAATGCTGGCGGCTTAGTCTTTTGATCCTCCCACCTGGGGCGGCCTCCGGGCCGTCCCTTTTTTGTTTGACATATATAGGATAAAGTAGGACAAGCATAACCACCGGGGCCGCCGCGCCCCATCATTTATAAAAGGAACATCATTATGGATGACGTAATTTTAAACGACCCAATCGAGACCGACGCCCAAAAGATTGAGCGCCTGGAGAATGAACTGGCGCAGGCTCAAAAACTATCCGAGCGCCGGTCCGATTGGTGGGAAGATGAACGCCGCAAGAATAAGGCAATCGTTACCGCCTTTATTCCGATTGTTGAAAGCGTGTTTTACAACATGGAGCATGCCGACATTATGGAGATGTTACCCCTGGACGACGTGGCCGAAAGGGTAGCCGAAAAAATGGACCTGGACAGCATCGCCGAGGACGTGGCGCACAATTACCTGGACACCGACCAGCTAGCCGAGGACGTGATGGGAAAGCTTGATCAGGCGGACATCGTTTCCGAGGTAAAATCAGAGGCCGTTCAGGAGGTGGCTAACGTGCTTATAGACGCCCTCCGGTCTATCGGTTAAACCCCTACGCCTTGAACCTTGACGGGGCGGCCTCCGGGCCGTCCCTTTTTTTATACCGTTAAGCTTGCCCCAGCCGCCCGGCCCCAGGTCCGCGAAACCTACAGCCCGGGACATCCCCCCTTGCATTATATGCGACATTATAGGATAACGATGGTGCGGCCCCGAGCCGCGACACTTTAACAATGGAGAAAAGAACCATGATCAATAGAGAATATTGGGACATCGAACGCGACGAAGAGTATTGGGACCAGTCCGACCTATTCTATTGGATGGCCCGCCGCGCCCCGGCACCCGGCACCGTCACCGCCTTATATGAGTCCGCATATGAGATGCTGGCGACCCAGGGCATGGGCACCAGTGACGAGCCGGACGTTATGCGCGGACCGTGGCCCGAGGATCTGCTGGAACTTTACCCCGAGGATCTGGACGTATGGGCATAGCCTAACCCGGCCCCAGGTCCGAGAGCCCCGGCACGTGGATCGCGTGCCGGGGTTTTCTTTTGCCTGGACGTCACCGCCCGGCCCGGCACCCAGGTCGTCGGATCGCGTGCCGCAGCCCCGCCGGATATCTGCCTGCCCGGCACGGATCGCGGTTAGGGGCCCCTGGCTATCGGGTCATTTTCGGTGCCTGGACCGGCGCGGCGGCGGCCAAAAAATCGCGGGCGGGGCCGCCTGCCGGGACGAGGTCAAGGACCATGTTTTTCACGAACAATATGTGATATTTTGATATGACTTGTTTAGGTAAGATCTATCCCATATGTTTCACGTGAAACATTACACAGGGGCCCCCACGGAATGTTACAGAATGTTACCCCAGAACTAGATGCCAAACGCTTAAAGCTAGAACTCCGTTTGGCCCAGATAAGCCGCAATGAAAAATGTCAAAATGAATTTCTAACTTTTGTCCGCGCAATGTGGCCCGAGTTCATCGCAGGACGGCACCATAAAATTATCGCAGAGAAGTTTGAGCGCGTAGCGCGGGGCGAGTTGAAACGTCTAATAATCAATATGGCCCCACGTCATACGAAGTCAGAGTTTGCTAGCTTTTTGTTCCCGGCATGGATGATGGGCCGTAATCCGCGAATGAAGATCATCCAAGCGACGCACACGACAGAGCTTGCGGTAAACTTTGGTCGTAAGGTCAAGAACCTTTTAGAGACTGACGAGTACAGAGAAGTCTTCACGGACGTAAAGCTAGCAGCAGACAGCAAAGCCTCTGGTCGGTGGGACACGAACCGTGGTGGAATGTACTTTGCCGTTGGCGTTGGAT